TTGATCCGCGCAGGGTTGACCCGAAGGGGATGCGTTACGCTTCGCTCTACATTTTTGCGCAGAACCAAGAGGAAATTCGGGAGTCAGGCTACAACAGCTTCCCGCTGCCGGTGGCCCGCTACACCCAAGTATCCGGTGAGATTTACGGTCGCGGCCCGGCGCAGTGGGTGCTGCCCGCCATCAAGGTGCTGAACGAGCAAAAGAAGACCGTGCTGAAGCAAGGCCACCGTGTTGTGGATCCGGTCCTGCTGGCGCACGACGACGGCAACCTTGGTTCCTTTAGCCTGAAGCCCGGCGCGCTGAACGCCGGCGGTCTGAACAAAGATGGCAAACGCATGATCGACGTGCTGCCGACCGGCAACATTGCGGTTGGCGACAAGATGATGCAGATGGAGAAGGATGTCATCAATGACGCCTTCCTGATTACGCTGTTCCAGATTCTGATCGACACGCCGCAGATGACGGCGACCGAAGTGCTGGAGCGGGCGCGCGAGAAGGGGATGCTAATCGCCCCGACCGCTGGCCGTCTGCAAGCCGAGTTCCTTGGCCGCATGATCGAACGCGAACTTGATCTCCTGTTCCAGCAAGGGCTGGTGCCGGAGATGCCGTCGATCCTGCGCAACACCGAGGCAGCAGAATACTTCATTGAGTACGACAGCCCGATGTCGCGGATGCAGCGGTCGGAGAAAGCCGCTGGCTTCATGCGGGCGCTGGACGTGGCGGCCAACTACGCCAAGAACACCGGCGACCCGTCGCCTCTTGACTTTTTCAATTTTGATACCGCCATGCCGGAGATTCTGGACATCCAGGGTGCGCCGACCGCATGGACTCGTTCAATGCAGGACGTAGAAGCCATGCGTGCCGGTCGCGCGCAACAAGCCCAGACACAACAGATGATTGAAGCAGCCCCCGCCGTCGCCGGCCTGATGAAGTCAGCACCCGCTGCTTGATAAAACTTAACCTTGGATGCGGCAGCAAAAAGCTGCTTGGCTTCGTCAACGTCGATTCCCAGCCGATGGAAGACCCGGACGTGGTTGTCCGGCTGGACGTTGATCGGTGGCCGTGGGATGATAACTCCGTGGAAGCGGTGGAGGCATCGCACGTCATTGAGCACATTGCCCCCGTCGAGCCGTTCTTCCACTTCATGCGGGAACTGCACCGTGTCTGCGCCCACGGCGCCCGCGTCCATGTCACCTTGCCGCACCCGAGCCACGATATTTTCCTGCAAGACCCGACCCACCAGCACGCCATTCTGCCTGGCACGTTGGCGATGTTTTCCAAGAAATATTCCGACATGCTGGCCAAACACGGCCACCAGTTGACACCGTTCTGGAAATACTTTAATATAGACTTTGATATGGGGCCGGTGCGGTACACGTTTGACCCGGCTGTAGACGGCAGCGACCCGGACTTGGAATACAAAGCCCGGCATTGCCGCAACATCATCAAGGAGTGGGAAACAACTATGGTCGTATGCAAGTCCTGACCGATTGGTGGGAGCAGGTACGCCGGGTGTTGATGCGCCGGCGCCACGCTTACAACACCACGTTCCGTTCGCCATTGGGCGAAGAAGTGTTGCGCGACCTGGCGCGGTTTTGCCGGGCGCATGAGTCCACGTTCCACGCAGACGACCGCGCGCACGCCATGGCAGAAGGCCGCCGGGAAGTGTGGTTGAGAGTGCAAAACCATTTAAATTTGTCGCCCGATGAACTGTGGCAGCTTTACTCTGGACGACCGAGCGGAGATACGAATGTATCGTGACGGCAAGATGATTGGTGATGGACTGCCGATGAACTTCGTGTTGAACCACGGCGCATTGGGTGACGTGATCTGTTCGCTGCCGGCAGTGATTGCCGGGCGCGTAGCCGACCCATTTTCCGTTATCCGGGTGTGGGGACCGTCGTGGCAGCACGAATTGCTGGAGCACCTGCTGAAGCCCTACGGCGAGTTTGAGATCCGCAACTTTGAGGACTTTCCCAAGACCAAGGCCGAACGGGAAGAACGCAACCCCGGCCATGTGGCATTGAACCAAATGCCGTTCAACACGCACACCCGCAACCGTGTCCACATGGTTGACTACGCTTTTGGTTGTCTGCTGGACTCGCGCCCGGAGAACATGCTGGAACGCAGCTACCCTACGCAGGCGCCCTTGGGCAAGCGTCGGTTCGATGAACCTTACGTGGTGTTCCCGGTAGGGGCTACCTCCGACAACAAGCTATTCCGCGCCAGCGTCATGGCACCGGTAATTGAGTGGGTCAACGAGCAAGGCTACGTGCCGGTGCTGGTCGGCACCAAGACCAGCCACACGCAAGCCGAAGCTGGCGGCGTGCTGACGCCAATCACAATCATTGACGAAGTAGACAAGCTGCCGCCTTCCCTGCGCGTAGAGTGCATTGATCTGCGGGAGAAAACGACGCTGCTGGAACTACGCGACTTGCTGGGCTACGCGGAAGCGGTGGTTGGCGTTGACGGTGGCACGCTGCACTTGGCCGGGACGACCGACACCAACATCATCTACGCCATGGGGGCGACGATACCGCGCCACCGGTTCATCGCCCGCAACGGCGACCCAAGCTACAAGATACGTTACGTCGGCCCGCGTGACTTGGAGTGTACCGGTTGCCAATCGAAGTGGCGCATGAGCAGACATGATTTCCGGAATTGCCCGTACGGCGATTCCAAGTGCATGGAGCAGATACACTGTGACGATTTCATCAATGGACTGAAGGAGCTTGGACTATGACCGACACCGCCCCCGCATCTACCCCTGCACCCGCCCCCGCATCTACCCCTGCGCCTGATGCTGCTGCCCCGTGGCATGGTCTGACCGACCCGGACGCCGCCGCTTACATCTCCAACAAAGGCTGGACCGCGCCGGCGGACATCGTGAAGTCTTACCAGGGAGTCGAGAAACTGATTGGACGTGACCCGTCAACCCTGATTACCATGCCGCGCATGGACGACCCGGAAGGTGTCAAGTCCGTGTTTCAGAAGCTGGGCCTGCCGGAGTCGCCGGACAAATATGACATGACTGTTGGCCTGCCGAAAGGCGCCAAGGCGGACGAGGGCTTTGCCAAGACCATGCAGAGTATCCTGCACAAGTCAAACGTGACGGACAGCCAGGCCAAGACGCTGGTGGCCGAGTGGAACACCATGCAGACGGCCGCGCGCGAACAGGCAGCCAAGGACTACGACCTGAACGTGGCGGCCGACAAGCAATCTCTGCTGGACGAATGGCGTGGCGGGCATGACCGGATGATGAACCGGGCCAAGACCGCCGCCACCACGCTGGGCTTCACGCCGGAACTAATTGACTCCATTGAAAAGAGTCTGGGCTACGCCGGCACCTACAAACTGCTGGCCGAGATGGGCGGCAAACTGGGTGAAGACACGCTGGTCACGCAGAACAAGAACACCGACTTCGGCACCACCCTGACCCCGGACGAGGCCAAGAACCAACTGGCGACCGCGCGCAGCGACCCGAACCATATCGCCGCGCTGAAGGACAAGAGCCACCCAGGTCACAAGATGGCGCAGGAAAAAGAGAACAAACTTTTTTCCATTATGTACCCAGGCAGTAAGTGATGGACGAACGCGAAATCAAACTGCGGTGCATCGAAGCCGCAGCCAGAACCCCTACGGTCCACCTCAAAGGGCAGGCCGAAGGGGTAGTTGAAATTGCAAGTGCTTGGTTTAATTGGATTATTTCTTCACCGAAAGGGGAGCCTGTTAAGCCTTTGGGGTTGCCTGGGAAAAAGTAGCGTGCAGTGTGGTAATATGGAGTTGTAGGGAAGTCGCGCGGACAAGGTGAAAGCCCCCGCAGTGTGATTGACCTGCATGGCCCCCGTAAGGGACAAGCCGGCGAAGTCCAGCCAGATTGGACAAACTGACTTGAAATTAAACACTTACGGAGTAAATCATGCCGGATAACATCACAGTTGCCTCAGTACAGCAGTACAAGGCCAACGTAGAGCTTCTGCTGCAACAAACCGATTCCCGCCTTGCCGGTGCCGTCACCGTTGGCAGTTACGTTGGCAAAGCCGCCAGCACTGTCGAACAGTTTGGTTCCGCTACGGCTGTCCAGCGTACCAGCCGTCACGCTGACACCCCGCTGCTCGATCTCTCGCAAGACAAGCGTTGGGTTTTCCCGACCGACTACGAATGGGCCTCGCTGGTTGACAAGCAAGACCAACTGCGCGCCATCGTTGAACTGACCAGCCCGTATGCCATGGCCGGCGCCGCTTCAATGCAGCGTGTCAAGGATGACATCATCCTGGCCGCGATCTTCGGCACCAACTACACCGGCGAGAACGGCACGACCTCTGAGTCGTTCGGCACGCTGGGTTCCGGCACCTACGACGTGGGCGTCAACACGGGCGGCACCGCTTCGGCGCTGAACGTGGCCAAGCTGCAGTCGGCCATTCAGAAGCTGATGCTGGCGAACAAGGGCGAACTGAACGAGTCCGTCTACGGCGCCATCTCCAGCTACGAGCACGATGCGCTGCTGAAGGAAATGCAAGTCGTCAACAAGGACTACGGTAACAGCGCAGTTCTGGTGGACGGCAAAGTCAAGCGGTTCATGGGTGTGGACTTCATCATCACTGAGCGCCTGACCATTACCTCCGGCAACCGCCTGATCCCGCTGTGGCTCAAGTCAGGTATGCATCTGGGCATGTGGGACGAAGTTCGGGCTGAGATTGGCCCGCGCGCAGACAAGGGTTACGCAACCCAGGTCTACCTCGCCATGACCCTCGGCGCAACCCGCACGCAACTGGGCAAGCAAATCCGCATCCAGTGCGACGACCAGATCTAAGGAGAAGCTGACATGGCACTCGTATCAAGCTCGCAAGTTGTTACCGACCAGTCGGCAAGCCCGGCGGTCAAGACCAACCAGCTGGAAAAGGGCGGCATCCACCGCACGGCGCAAGGCTATCTGGCTGCTGCGTCGTTCACCGGCGGCACCGCTGGTCAGTGGTACACGTTCGTTCGCCTTCCGGCGCGCGCGCGTATCACCGGCATCTTCCTGACCGGCGCCACCACGACCTCGGGCGCAGTCAAATGCGGCCTGTATCGCACCGACGGCATCGCCATTGATGACGACGTGTTCGCCACGCTGTATGTGATGTCCGCTGAAAAAGATCGCACGCAGATCGACGTGACGCAGACCGCCCTGGAGCGTTCAAACGACCTGGCAACCGCCTATGTGACGGCCGTCGGCACCGCCGGCGCCACGGCTGATGTTGAGTTTGACATCGCCTTGACGGTTGTGACGGCACTGGGTGCAGGTATTGCGCACCTGATGGAAGTGGACTACGTTCTGCCGGAATAACGGCGACTGACCTCGGGGGCTTCGGCCCTCGGGGTTCTTTTTTCGGGAGAAGCACATGGCAGTAGCCTCTGTTCAAGTCACCGGCACCAACGGCCCGCACGTCAACGGCAACGATGTTACGTTTGACGTTACCGGCGGCACGCTGGACAACGCCAGTGTTTGCCAATTCAACTGGGATGACACGGTATTTGTCGGCATGGAAGGCAAGCAGCGTTTGCTGGCCCAGCTGAAAATCGTTTACGATCGTATTTCGACCGCAAAACTGTGGCCCGTAACGGCTGCGTCGTAAGGAGCCAACATGGCTGATGCAGTCACCACGCGCGTTGTCACCGAGTCACCGGAACGGATTAACGTCCACCTGACCAATATCTCTGACGCCACCGGCGAGAGCGTGGTGGTCAAGGTTGACATTTCGACCCTGACGGCGGAAGACGGCGGCGCCCCGGCGTCTTTGGACATTGAAGAAGTCCGCTGGAATATCCAGGGCTTCAGTTCCGTGCGCGTCCTGTGGGGAACGACTTCCCCGGTGGTCGCCCTGGCGCTGAGTGGTTCCGGCTATGACGACTTCCGCGGCGATTCTTTTGCCTACGCCAAGCGCGGGCTGTCTGACCCCCGCACCGCTACCGGCGAGCGGGACATCCTGCTGACCACCGCGGGTGCTGTTTCCGGCGCAACGTACGACATCACGCTCCGGCTCCGCAAGAGTCCGGATTAAGCGATGGACCGCCGTCGTCGTTTGATGGCGAACAACGTCGGGAGCGCGTTAGATACGCTCTTGACTTCTGGCCTTACGTTCTTCGCACCCCTTACAGACACCGTAGTATTTGGGCGAGGCGCCGGCTCGGCCACGTTCACAAGAGCGACAATAGCAACCGTTACCGACCATGAAGATGTATTACTCAACTGCTTGAGTGGCGAGGTAAGGTTTCAGGGTGCGCGGCGGGTGGCTAATCGTCTTTCGGCAACGGAGGCAATAACCGGCGCATCTTGGACAGCGCAATTAACGGGGTCTGCAACGGCGGGAGCTACAGACCCGCTTGGCGGAACCACGGCAACTCAATTAGATTTTCCGGTAAGTGGTGATGGGTGGAAGCAAACGAGCGCAACGGTTCCGGCAGGAAGTTCTACTGTAAGCGTGTGGTTGAGGGGTGACGTCGCCGGAACAATTCGCATAAATTCCAACAGCGGAACACAACTTCCCGGAACGGATTTAAGCATAACGACAACGTGGGCGAGATACTCGACCGGCGTAGGAACTGGCGCGGCAGATGCTCAATGGTGGATTAGAAGATTTGATGCCGGTCAACTTTCGCGGGTCTATATCTGGCGTCCGCAATGGGAATCAGTCACCGGCCAATCCATCCAGACTCCCGGCGAATACGTCAGCGTGGGTGTTCTATCTAGCCCATACCACGGTGCGATGGTAGACGGTGTTAAATACTTCGCCACGACGAATGGCAACACAGTCGCTTCTAACGTAGTGACTGAGGCTACTGGTTCGCCTATTAGCTTGGCTACGCTGAAGGGGTATCTCGCGGAGGGTGCGAGGACGAATCTGTGTTTGCAGAGCAATGCGTTTACTACGACTTGGGTTCCGACTGGTGGCGCCTCACCTACACAGAATCAGACCGGCCCTGATGGTGCTACGTCAGCTTGGACGATAACTGGAACGGGTAGTAATTACTGTGATCAAACAATAACCCTAACTGCGACAACATACACCGCATCCGTATTTGTAAAAAAGACAACTAGCGCGACAAGTTTTCCGGTTATTGAATTGTTTGGAAGTCCGCTTATGGGGATTTGCACATTAGACACAAATAACGGGGTTGCAACGGTTTGGACTTCGCGGCTTGGTGGTTGGACTATCACTACATCAAGCGCAGCCTGTGTGGATGCAGGTAATTTCTGGCGTGTGTCACTGACGTTTCTAGCGACGGCTGCTGTTTGGACTATGCGGATGACACCGGGAGGTGCGTCTAGCGCAACTCAATCCAGTGGCGCTCCTGTTGGCGCTGGCACAAACGTATATTACGGCGCTCAACTAGAAGCCGGTAGTTTCGCCTCTACCTACACCCCCACGACTACAGTAGCAGTTCCGAGAAACGCTGATGTGCTGACCTACACGTTCGCGGGTAATGCTTCGGCTAGTGCTGGTACGCTTTACGTTGAAATAAGGAGAAACGGCGCATCTGGTCCCGTCACATTCCTTTCGCTAAACAATTCCATATCGACTGATTATGTGAGTCTTGAGGGATTTGGTGCAAACATTTATGGGGCGGTTGTTACCGGCGGAGTAACGCAGGCTTTGGTCGCAACAACCGCAATAGGCGTAGATACTTCTGCAAAAATGGCAATGTCTTACGCAGCCAATGACGTAAAGGGTTGCGTAAATGCCGGAACGGTTGGAACGGACGCGACAGTTACTTTGCCGTCATTAAACTTAATTGCTATTGGCGCGGTTGCTGGGTCTAACTTTGCTTTCGGCACCATCCGTAACGTCCGTATTTATTCGACCCAACTAAGCGCAAGTCAATTACAGGCGGTGACAGCATAACATGGCTATCTCAAACGTCGCCATTGCGAACCGCGCCTTGCAAAAGCTGGGTGCGAAGCGCATCTCCAGCTTGGACCAGGACACCCCGAACGCCCGTTCCATGAACGCGGCGTTTGAACGTGTCCGTGACGCAGAACTGCGCCGCTACGACTGGTCCTTTGCCATCAAACGCGATTCAATCGCCGCCGATGGCGACGACCCGGTGTGGGGCGACTACAATCGTTACAGCCTGCCCAACGACTTCATCCGCCTGTTGCGGGATAACGAGTCGGGCGCCGCAGTCGATTGGAAGATTGAAGGTATTCACATTCTCAGCACAGATGCGGCCCCGCTGGAGATCAAATACATCGCCCGCATTGAAGATCCGAACTACTACGACCCGTTGTTCGTGGAAGCCTTTGCTGGCCGCCTGGCGCTGGAGTGCGCCAAGGAAATCACGGACAGCACTTCGGACAAGGAAAGCGTTAAAGAAGACTACAAGGCCGACATCGCAGAAGCCCGCCGTTGCGGGGCTATAGAGAAGGCAGCGCAGGAGTTCCCGGAAGACCCGTGGCTGGCAGCTAGGTACTGACATGGCCCGTGCCAGCCTGATTCAGAATACCTGTAACGCGGGCGAACTCAGCCCTCTTTTGCTTGGCCGGCAGGACATCGCCAAGTACAAAAACGGGCTGCAGGTTTGCAAGAACGCCATCCCGCTGACCCAGGGCGCGTGGACCCGCCGCCCCGGCACCGTCTACCAACAGCAAGCGCGGCACCACGACAAAGAGTGCCGCCTGTTCCCGTTTCAATTCTCCGTCACCCAGACCTACGTGCTGGAATTTGGCGAGAACTACATCCGGTTCTTCACGGGCAACGCGCCGCTGACGGCAACCGGCCAAAACATCACCGGCATCACGCAGGCCGCAACAGCGGTATTGACCTATTCTGGCAGCGACACCTACGCCAACGGCGACCGTGTGTATGTCTCTGGCGTGGTTGGCATGACGCAGGTGAACCGCCGGGAGTTTGTTGTCACCAACGTCAATACTGGCGCCAACACGTTTGAACTCTACAACAGCGACGGCACCGCGGTAAACAGCGCGGGTTACGGCGCATGGTCGTCCGGCGGCACGGTGGCGGAAATCTACCAGGTGACGACGACTTACGCCGAAGCTGACTTGGTTGATCTGCGTATCGTCCAATCTGCCGATACGTTGTATATTCTGCACCCCGACTTCCCGCCGGCAACGCTGGTGCGTGTGTCCGCTACGTCCTGGACGCTGGCTGACATCACGTTTGCCGATGGGCCGTATGAGTCAATGAACACCGGCACCACGACCCTGACCCCGGACACCGCAACGAATGGCACGCCGGTCGCCATTACTAACGCGGCAAATAATGGTTCAGGTCTTATCCGCATCACGGCGGCGGGCCACGGCCTGCTGACTGGCGAAGGCACCGAAATTGAAAACGTGCTTGGCACGACTGAAGCCAACGAGCACTGGGTTGTCACCCGAATTAATGCCAACGACTTTGACTTGCAAGGCTCCGTCTACACCAACGCCTACGTCAGCGGCGGCACTTCAAGCCGGCACCCGTTCATCACGGCCAGTGCCATCACTGGCATCAACGGCGGGCAAGGCTTTCTGAGCACCGACGTTGGCCGGTTGATCCGCATCCGGGAAGGTTCTGTCTGGGGCTACGTTGAAATCGTCCACTTCGTTTCGACTACCGTGGTGATTGGGCATGTCTACAGCACCTTGACCGACGCCACTTCCAAGACCGACTGGCGCATGGGCCTGTGGTCAGACACCACGGGCTACCCGACCTGCGCCACGTTCCATGAAGACCGGCTGTTCTTTGCTGGCTCGGCCACGTCGCCGCAGCGTATTGATGGCTCCAAGACCGGGCTGTATTCCAACTTCGCCCCGACCAGCACGGCGGGCGTGGTGGCAGATGACAACGCCGTGTCGTTCACTTTGAACGCAGATGATGTCAATGCGGTCAAGTGGCTGGCCACCAACGAGAAGGGCTTGCTGGTCGGCACCACCCGCGGCGAATGGCAGGTAAAGCCTTCGGCATTGAACGAAGCCATTACCCCTACCAACATTACAGGCAAACCGTCCACTCGCCACGGCAGCGCCGATGTAGCGCCCGTGTCCGCGGGCAACGCCGTGCTGTTCGTCCAGCGCGCGGGTCGCAAGCTGCGGGAACTGGCTTACGTATTTGAAGTCGATGGCTTTAAAGCCCCTGACATGACCATGCTGGCCGAGCACATCACCCGCCCGTCAATCACCGAACTGGCCTACCAGACCCAGCCGCAGGCTATTGTCTGGGCTGTCCGGTCAGACGGCGTGCTGCTGGGCTTCACCTACGAGCGCGATCAAGACGTAGTGGCCTGGCACCGGCACGAACTTGGCGGCTACAGCAACGCCGGCAGCACCGCCATCCCGCTGGTCGAATCCGTGGCCGTGGTGCCGAACCCGTCCGCCAGCCGGGATGAACTCTACATGGTAGTCAAGCGTTACATCAATGGAGCCACCAAACGCTACATTGAATACATGAGCAAAATCTGGGAATACGGCGACACGCAGGTTGACGCTTTCCATCTGGATTGTGGCTACACCATCACCAACGCGTCGCCCAGCAGCACCGTGACGGGCCTGTGGCACTTGGAAGGGCAGAGCATCACCCCTTACGTGGACGGCGCCAAGCACCCGGCCGTGACCGTCACCAATGGCACCGTCACCCTGAACCACACCGCCACGGTCGTCACGCTGGGTTACAGCTACCAAAGCGACGGGCAGACCATGCCACTGGAAGGGGGGTCGCAGGATGGCACCTCGCAGGGCAAAACTAAGCGAATTCACCTTGTAGGGTTTTGGCTGATGGATACGTTGGGCTTGAAATTTGGCCCGGATTCTGCTAATCTAACTGAGATTCTTGCAACGACATGGGGGCAAAACTTTGGTGAGGCAACCGCGCTTGTGACTGACGTTATCAGCGAACGAATGGAAGACGACTTTAACAGGCGTGGGCAAGTCTACTGGCGGGCTGACGGCCCGTTCCCGGCAACCGTGCTGGCCATCATGCCGAAGATCAATGTCTCGGACTAGACAAGTGGTGCCGTTTCGCCGCTGGCACATTGCGTGGCTGGTGGGAGCGGGGAAGCCGGAAAGCGGTTTCATGCCGTTGGATGTGGAAACCCTGATGGCGCTGGAGAAGCAGAACAGTTGGACGGCAGTGGTTGACGGAACGCCGGTGGCGTGCGGCGGGACGATCCAGCACTGGCCAGGGCGGCATCAAGGATGGATGTATCTGAACAAGGCCAGTGGCAAGTACATGCGGTTCATTACCATGGCCGCGGTAAAGCACATGGCCAAGGTAGAAGGGCGGCTGGAGATCAGTGTTCGGCGTGATTTTGCGCTGGGCCACAAGTGGGCAAAGATGCTGGGGTTCCGGGTGGAGACTGAGCGGATGGAACGCTTCGGCCCGGAAGGGGAAGACCACACGGGGTACGTGAGGATTACGGGGTAGAGCATGTCACGGGCAGACAAACTTTGGGCGTTTGAGATTCCAGCCGGTAATCCGTTCGGCGGCCCGGCTTACGGGCTGCGCGAAGACCCCGGCACGCTGGCAATTATGGCGGCTGTTGGCGCTGGCGTACAGGCGGTCAGCGCCATCCAACAGGGTAACGCTGCCAAGGCCGCTGCAGACTTCAACGCGGCAGTCGGTATGCAGAACGCCGAGATTGCGCGGGGTGACGCGGCGGCGCAGGCAAGCCAGATTGAACGTGAGAACGCGCTGCGGCTGGGTTCCATTCGGGCGGCGCAGGGCAAGAGCGGCGGCGCGGCAGACTCCGGCTCGGTGCTGGACGTGCTGGGCGACCAAGCGGCACAAGGCGAACTGGAGAAGCAATACGCGGTCTACCAGGGCGAACAGCGTGCGCGTGGCTTTGTGAATACGGCCAATCTGGACACGGCCAGCGGCAAGGCCGCGCGGACTGCGGGCTACATGAAGGCCGGCGGCGAACTGCTTAAAGGCGGTGCTGCGGCTTACAACATGAACCAAGGCAGGCTGACCCGCACTGGCGGTATCTCTGTCAGTTCTTACGACGACCCCGGATATTAACCATGCCAAGACTGCCTACTCGTAGTGCCGACATTCAGCCGGGTGCCATCTCCGGCGGGCGGCGTGCCGGTGTTGAAGACACGAATTTTGTGGACATGGCTCCGCTTGGCCGCACCGTTCAGAATGTGGCAGAGCAGCAATTCCAACGCACAGAAGAAGACGAGTCCCGCAAAGTGCTGGTGCAGCAGGCCGAGATCCGGGCCAAGTACGCCAAGCGGCTGGACGAAGCGGCGACTTCTGGTGAAGACTTGGGCAAGATTAAGGAAGAACTGGACGCCGACATATCCAAAGTCAGCGAGGGGGTGCAGACGCGCAAAGGCGCAGACGCAGCAGCCCTACACGCAGCCAACAACACGGCTGTGTTTGATAATCAAGCCAACAACATAGCCGTAACGCGCGCATCAATACAAGCGCGGGTAGACGGCGCTAAATTCTTGAGCAGTCTCGGAAGCACACTGGCCACGAACGGCCCTGCCTACTTGCCACAGGCGGAGCAGGACGTTGATGCGTTTATCGCAACACTGACCCGTGTGCCGCCGGAAAAGCGGGACGCTTATGCGCAAGAACTGAAGAACAATCTGAACGTGGCAGCGGCTCGGTCGCTGGCGCGCAGCGACCCGAACGCCGCCATCAAAGCGGTTGAAGACGGCCAGTTTGTGTTGGACCCGGCGCAGCGGCAGGCTATTCTTGATCGGGCAAAAGAAACACAAAACGCCATGCGCGCAGAAGACGCGCGCGTAAAGGCGGAAGCAGAAGTAGAGCGGCTGCGGAAAAGCGAACAATCCCTTGACGGTTATTTTAAACAGATGATGACCGGCGGCTTTTCCATGAAGGCCGCGCTGAGTGACGAAACACTGACCGCACGGGCGCGGGAGCACATTATCCTGCTGGCCGAAAGTCGGGCGAAAGAGGCAAGGAACGAGGGTAAACGCTCAGACCCGGTTGTCGAACGCAATCTGTGGATGGCAATTCATGCGCCAGATGGCGACGCGCGCAAGATTTACAGCGCCACGCCAATCTTTGAGGCGGTGCAGCGCGGCGACATTAACACCAACACGGCCAACCAATTGAATGCCATGGTGGCCAACCAGAAGGACGAGAACAATCGATCCATCGGTGGCCATTTAAATGGCTTGATGTCGATTGTCGGACGTTCGCTGTCGCAAGACCCACGCTACATTGGACAACCAGGTATCGTCGCTGAAATCCAGATGGACTACCAAAACCGGGTGTATAAAAAGACTGAGGCTCTGCGGGCAGAAAAGAAAGACCCGATGGAGGCGTTCAACCCCGCCAGCAAAGACTTTGTGGGTTCACGCGAGTTCATCCAGGGTTCGATTGACCGGGTGAAGGGGAATACGCCGGCGACCGCCCTTCCGCGCGCCGGGACTGTGTTGGAGTTTGGCGGCAAGAAATGGGAATTCAAAGGCGGCGACCCGGCAGTCCAATCCAACTACAAAGAAGTTAAATAATGGCTGGTCCCTGGGAGCAGTTCCAATCTGCGCCGGTCGCAGGTCCGTGGGCGCAATTCGGCCCGCCGGCGATCAACGTGCCGGAGCCGAAACGTGCCAAAGACATTGGTGACGCGGTAATCGCCGGGCTGCAGAACAGCGCCACCGGTCTGGCCTTGCGCGGCCAGATGCCAAGTCAGCAACTAGGTGAAGACGCCCCTTGGCATCAACGCCTAGCCGCTGGCGCCGCGGGTGTTGTAGCTGACCTGCCGCTGTCTATCGCCGCCGCAGTTCCAGCCGCGCCAGGCGGCCCTATTGCCATGGGTGCCGCAGGCTTTGCGGCCCCAATGGCTTTGCGGGATGCACTGATTGAAGCCTACTCCAACAACCACGCAGCCTCTTGGGGCGGTGTCTGGGACATCGCCAAAGCGGCGATGGCCGGCGGCACCAAGGGCGCGGTGATCGGCGCAGCGACCATGGGTGCTGGACGCGTGGTGGGGGCGGCGCTGCCTGCTACGGCGGGCGCTGTGACCAAAGGCGCAGCAGTCTTCGGCACCGAACTGTCAACACTGACTACGACTTCCGCAGCCTTGGAAGGCCGTATGCCGACCGCCATGGACTTCATGGACAACGCGCTGCTGCTGGGTGGCATGAAGGGTGCCGTGAAGGTGGCGGGCGGGTTGCGGTCCATTTACGCGCAGACTGGCCGCACACCTGACATGGTGGCCGGGGATGCGGCGAAGAATCCTGAAATAAAGGCGGCGCTGGAGAAAGGCGAAACCCCGAAAGCCTATGAACCGGTGGCCCTGCAAGAACGCATCAAAGCGGCCATTGACGCGGACCCGCGCCCGGACATGCTGCGTGAGGCGCTGAACGCCGACCCGACAACCGTGCCGAAGCTGGGCAGCGGCGCGCTGGTTGACCCGGTGAAATACGAATACATTACGGACAACGCCACCGCCAAGGGAGTGCTGCGTGGCGTCACGGAACTCTACCAAAACGAGATTCAAGCACAAACCCGCGGTGTGGTGCCAAACAAGCAGACTGCCACGGAAGCCCTGCAAGCCATTGCTGGTGGCAAGGTCAGTGACCGGGTGATTGGCGAAGCGGGCAACGCGGCTGAAATCTACGCCCGCGCGCATCTGCTGAAAGGGGCGACCAATCATGCCATGCAGGAACTGGCGAAGATCAAAGACCTGACGCCCGCCGAACTCACACCGCAAGCCAAGTTGACCGCCCTTGCTGCCATTGAGCGCGTGGGGATGCTGAAGGCTGAACTGGAAGGGGTGGGCGCCGAAGCCGGCCGCGCGCTTCAGATCCTGCGAAGCATCAAATACGACTCTGCCTTGCTGGGCGAAGCCAACGTCCTGCTGGCCGCTGCAGAGCGCAAGGGCAGCCTGCAGGACGTGGCCAGGATGATGTCCCAGATGAAAGACCCGGCGCAGATGGCTGAGTTTGCCAGCCAATATTCCAAGGCCACGACGACCGAGAAGGTAATCGAAGCGTGGAAGGCAGGTATCTTGTCTGGTCCGTTGACCCATCTGGCCAACATCATGGGTAACACCACCAAGTGGATGATCGACCTGCCGGAGAATACCCTGGCTGCGACGATCACCGCGGGCAAGCGCGCAGCCAAGGGCGACCCACTGACCATGGCGCAATATAAAGCCCGCGCCCTGTCGTCCGTCATCGGCCTGCAACTGGGCACCGCCGACGCACTCAAGGTGGCCGGGGAAGCCCTGCGCAGCGACACGCTGAGTCTGGACAAGGGTGACATTTATCGCCCGGCCATTGAAGGCGTCAAGGGTGAGATTATCCGCACCCCGTTCCGGCTGCTGCAAGCGCAGGACGCGCTGTTCCGTATCCCTGCGGAGCGGGCAAAAGCCTACGAACTGGCAGTTGATCGGGTGGTCAAAGAAGGGCTGCACCCGGACACGATGGAGGCGAAAGCCAAGATCACCGAATACCTGAACAACCCGGCGACTGGGCTGTCAGCAACCGCCGGGCAGAAGGTGCTGGATACGATCGCGCAAGTTGGTGCCGAAGCCGTGTTCTCGCAGCGCGTCGGCCCGCGCCTGGAGATGGTGCAGCAAGCCATGGCAGGCCACTGGAGCCAGTTCGTTATCCCGTTCGTGCGCACCCCGGCCAACTTGGTATCCTGGGCGGTGCAGCACACGCCCGGCTTGAACCTGCTGTCCGGCCGCTGGCGTGCGGACTTTGCCGCTGGTGGCGAAGCCCAGGCCCGCGCCATTGCCCGCGTCACCATCGGCACCGGCATCGCCATGACGGCGTTCGCCATGGCTGAAGACGGTATTCTGACCGGCGGTGGTCTTTACGATAAAGAGCAAGGCGGCACGAAACGCGCCGCTGGTTGGCAGCCCTACAGTATCCAGATTGATGGCAAATACTATAGCTATCAGCGCATCGAACCCGTGGCCAAAGTCATGGGGATAGCCGGTGATTTGATTGACATGATAAAGGCCAGCGACGACAACGTAGACGCGAAAAAAATGACCGCGATGCTGGTGCTGATGTTCGGCAACGCCACAATCAGCACAACCTACCTGTCCGGCTTGGCCAGTGCGGTCAACGCCATGGTTGACCCGGTGCGTTACGGCGATCAATTCATGGAAGGCTACGCCACCTCGTTGGTGCCAAAGATCATCGGGCAGACAACGACCTTGGCCGATCCGTATAAGCGGGAAGTGGACGGCGTGATGGACGCCATTCAGTCGCAACTGCCCTACTTCCGCGAGAAGCTGATGCCGAAGCGGGACGCGTGGGGTGAGCCGTCCGCCAACAACAAGTGGTTTGCTGTCATGCCGGTGGCGACCAGCGAAGTCAGCAAAAACAAAGTGAAGACCGAAGCCGTGCGGCTGGAATTGGCGATAGCGCCGGTGCCAAAAGACATAACGGAAAAAGGCCCGTTAAAGGCAAAAGACAAACGCATCGAACTGACCGCCGAACAGCGGGACGTGTTTGCGCAAGTGTCCGGCAAGAACGCCATGGAGATTCTGGCGCCGATTGTCAACGCCCCGGACTGGGAGCGCACACCAGACTTTGCCAAGGAAGCAATCTACAAGCGCGTCATTGAAGGCACTCGCCGCCAAGGTCAGTATGCGGCCCTGCCGGCGGATGCCGCGGAGCGAGACAAAGTGCGGCAGAAGATCGTGGACACCATCATTAAGCAGACAGAGGCAGTCGCCCCTGAGAAACGAATCAAGGCTGAAAAATGATACTCGACCTTGGCAATGGCAGGGAATTGAAGCTGCCGGATGACACGTCAGACGAAACCGCGCGGCAACTCGGGCGGCTGATCCTGGTGCTGGAAGACCGCGCCATTGCTGCCGAGAACACGGCCGCCGACCTGCAAACGCAGATTGATGAACTCCGGCGGGAAGTCCGTAAGCCCGTTGAAGTGGAAGAAGCCGACGAAGAAGACGACGCCCCGGAAGACGCGGCGCTGGTGGCGGCAATTGAGAAGTTGGAAGTGTCGCTGGCAAAGCGCATGGATAAGATGATTCAGGCCGCTTTGGCCGACCGCGTGATGGTGCCTGACGAACTCGGCACCATGCGGTCCAGAACCGTATTACGTTAATCGGAGACAGCAATGCCAACCGCATCATTCGTAAAAATCAACGCGGCAATTGAGCCGTTGTTTGAAGCCGTCAACGCTGGCTCCGACACTTGGGCAGTTGCCTTGTCTGCCGCTGCGCCGGCCAACGCCGCCTTCACGCCGGGCACCACGGACTTGGCCACTGGCGGCGGCTACACGCAGGGCGGCAATTCTGCCGCGGTATCCAGCGCCACGCAATCTGGCGGCACCTACAAACTGGTGCTGACTTCCCCGACCGCGTGGACGGCCAGTGGCGGTGGCTTCACCTTCCGCTACGCCTTGCTGGTCAACAGCACGAACAACAACGTGATTGGCTACTGGGACTACGGCAGCAGCCAAGTGGTCGCAGCAGGCGAGACAGTTACCGTCACTCTTGACGGCACCAACGGCGTATTCCAGGCCACGTAATGCCATACATCGCTGACAGGGTTCAAGAGACTACCGCCACCACAGGGACGGGGGCCGTCACCCTTGCGGGGGCTGTCACCAACTACCGCACCTTTGCTTCAGCGTTCGGCAGTGCGTCGCTGAAAGTGACCTACCTGCTGGTGTCTGGAGCATTGTGGGAAGTGGGTGAAGGTGTGTTCAACGGTACTACGGGGTTGACCAGAGACTTGATACGGAGCAGTTCTAATTCAGGAAACGCGATCACGCTGGCAGGGACATCGAATGTCTACTGCACAGCGACAGCAGAGACAGTCAGCCACGCAAACGTAGGCTACCAAGTTGCACAGTTTAACGGCATGGCAATGCCATAAGGAGATAGACAATGCCCGGTAATAATGACCCAATCTATAGCAAGGTAGCAGACATTCAGTGGAACGGCACGTCCGCGCTGATCGCTACTGCAATGACCGCCGCCAACGTGTCCGGTTTTAACGGCAGCGATGCCAATGCTGTGCTGTTGTTCACGGCGGACGCCACCAATGGCGGCTTTGTGCAAAGAGTGCGCGCCAAGTGCGCAGCCATCACCGGCACGTCCACCGCATCGGTGTTGCGTCTGTTCCTGAACAACGGCAGCACCCCGGCCACCCCGGCCAACAACGTGCTAATCGGTGAAGTGACACTCCCCGCCACGGCATACAGCATCGTCGCAGCGTCGCCTGACATTGAGTACACGCTGAACATGGCCATCCCTCCCGGCTATCGCATCTATGGAGGGATTGGCACGGCAGTCACCACCGGCTGGGCCGTGTCAGTCATTGGCGGCAAATACTGATGCTGGACTTTTTCCACACTCCGAAGTCAACAGGCGCCGCTGATGTTCAGTGGTTCTTTGGCGACGCGGTAACTGCTGGCACGTCTTGGAAAACGTGGACCAAGCCACGTGGCAAGTCCATGCTGTCCATTGTGCTGGTTGGCGCCGGTGGTAATGGCGGCACTGGTGTGGTCGGCGCGAACTCAACCGCTGCTGGTGGTGCGGGCGGGCAAAGTGGGGCAATCACGATACTTCAAATGCCCCTGGCTGTATTGCCGGATCGGCTGTATTTATCACTGGCGGGGCGCAAACCCACGGCAACGGCAAACTTTGCCAGCTATGTGGCGATCGAGCCGGCCACCGCCGCGAACGGCGTCATCGCGTTTGCCAACGGCGGCTTACATGGTGGCAACGCTTCGGGTGCAACAGGCGGCACGGTCGGCACCGCTGCGGCGATTGCTGCCGCAACCAACATGCCGCTGGGCTGGATGTATGCGATTCAAGTGCTGGCGTCACAAGTCGGCACGGCAGGCGGTGCGACTGTCGCGGCGGCCAACCTGACGCTGCCGACCACCGGCGCGTTTGTTACGGGCGGCACGGGCGGCGGCGGACTGCCGGCAGCAGCGGCGACCGGCACCAACGGCGGACAATTAACGGGCGCGGGTGCCTTTCCCACGCTGCTTGGCGGGCAGGGTTCCGCTACGGCCACCGTTCCTGCGGCTTTTGGCAATGCTGGTTTCCGGCCGGTTGCGAATCTTGGCTACTTCATAGGCGGCACCGGCAGTGCTTCCACACACGGCACTGCTTTAACCACCGGCCTCGTTCAAGGCCGTGGTGGCCATGGCGCGCCAGGCTGCGGCGGCGGGGGCATGGGTGGTGCACTGACCACATCTACCGTCGGCCAGGTGGGCTTCGGCGGCGATGCGTTCGCCATCCTGACGTGTTGGTAACGCATGATCGCCTACGGCACCATAGCCGACGGCACGATTGCCGACAACCCAGCAAGCGGTGGGGCGCCGGTCAACTACGACATCACGGCGCAGCACGGCACGTTCAGCCTGACTGGTCAGTCGGTTACGATCAGCCGCAACCGGGCGCTATCGCCGACCCACGGGACGTTCAGCCTTTCAGGGCAGAACATCACGCTGCTGCGCAGCAAGCTGATCGAAGCCAACCATGGCACGTTCAGTCTGACCGGCCAGGATGCTGCGCTGGCCCGCAACCGCGCGCTGTCGCCTTTGCATGGCAGCTTTGCGCTGGCCGGGCAAGACATCGACATCACATACACGCCGGTCACAGCGGGTTACGAACTGGTGGCGCAGCACGGCACGTTCAGTGTGACGGGGCAGGATGCGGAACTCAGCGTCACCCGACTGCCCCCGCCCATCGCATACTGGGACGTGATGGCCATGTCGGTGCAAACGCCAACCAAGAAAAAGCAACGGAAACAAGAACTTGAAACAATGTTCCTGCTCTTAGGGTAAACTGGAATATAGGGGATTAAAAATGACTGTCAGTTCAGTAACTAACCGCAAGACCTTCGCTGGCAACGGTGTTACGACCAGCTTCGCCACGTCGCCAGTGGTCTTCTTTGACACCAGTGACCTTGTGCTCACGGCGGTCACGGACTCAACCGGCGCGTCCGAAGCCTTGGTCGAAAACACGGACTACACGGTATCCGGCGGCGCAGGAGCCACCGGAACGGTTAGTTTGGCTGGCGGCTCCAGCCCCTACGGCGCACCGGCTGCGGGGATTACGCTGGTTATTCGCCGCGTGCTGCCCCTGACACAAGACGACGACTTCCTGAACAACGACATCAACGACGCGGAAGTGCTGGAAGACCGGCTCGACCGGTTGACCATGATTGCGCAGCAACTGGACGAAGGCAACAACCTTGGTGTCCGGTTGTCGTCCGACGAAACGGCCACTGACGGGCTGGCCGTGCTGCCGTTTGACCGGGCCAACAAATACTTGGGCTTTGACGCCAGCAAAGAACTGGTGGCGCTGGCCGCACCGACCGATACCGCACTGACCACGGCGTACAGCGAAACCCTGCTGGCCGCAGCGAACGCGGCAGATGCACGCACGGTGCTGGGTGCGCCTGCTGCTGCTAGCGGGTCAATGTCCGACCCGACGCTGAGTGGCACAGTAACCGTGGCGGAAGACGGCGTTGTAGTGTTTGAAGGGGCCACGTCAGATGATTTTGAACTGACCCTGACGCCGGGCGATCCCACTGCAGACCGCACAGTTACTTTGCCGGACGCCACCACTACCTTGGTCGGCACGGACGCCACACAAACCCTGTCCAACAAGACGCTGGTGGCACCAGCACTGGGTACTCCTGCATCGGGCGTTCTGACAAATTGCACCAACTCCACTATTTCCGGCGCCGTTCAATCCACCGCGTCCGGCACCGCATTTGATTTCAACAGCCTCCCGACAGGAATTAAAAGAATAACGATTAGTTTCTCAAACGTCACCTTGTCCGGCACTGACGACGTTCTTGTGCAGATCGGAGACTCAGGCGGATTAGAAACTTCCGGTTACGTTGGTGCTTGGGGAGTATTCGATAACGCATCTCAGGGGGTATTGTCTTCGTCATCAGGTTTTCTTGTGCCGATAGGGGGGAATACACGTACGCTGTGCGGTATTTTGACTTTAACATTATTGGACTCCGCTACCTTTAATTGGGTTGCTAGTGGGGCAACCGGCCTTTCTTCGACACTTGCTGGTGTCGGTGGCGGGGCCAAAGCACTTACCGCAGAACTTGATCGCGTTCGCATCACTCGCAGTGGCGCCGACACCTTTGATGGCGGCAGTGTCAACATTCTGTACGATAGGTAATCCAACCATAACATGACAAGGGGCGGTAAAATGGTGCAGCAAACGGATCAAGTCAAACACCTGGCCGACGCAGCGGCTTATGGTACGGTATTCGCTGCGTGGCTTGGGGTGTTCTCTACCGCGCTGACCATCATCGCCACCATTGCCGCTATTGTCTGGACGGTTATTCGGATATACGAAACGCAGACTGTGCAGGACTGGCTGCGCAAAAAATGAACTTTGACGAGAGTGACCTGCGCGCGGGTTACTGCTTCCTCAAAAAGATTGCGTTCAGCAGTGACCGCCGCCTGCCCTCGGTCAACAAGATGGTGTTCGTGGCCAAGCCACTCAAAGCCCATGGCTACCATGGCAAGGCTGGCGACAACCACTGTATCTGGGTAGACACCACCGACACAAAATCACTGGACATGCTGCTCCGCATCCTGGCACATGAGATGCTGCACGCGGCTCTCGGTCACGACCAGGTGCCAAACAAGTACGCGCACGACACCGACTTCAAGGAAGCCGCCCGTGCCATTGAGATTGAAATGGGCTGGTCAAAGGGGAGCGTATGAAAACCATTGTGCAAGGTGTTATCGCTGTCGGGTTGCTGTTTATTTGGGTCGGGCTGTACGCCGCACCCATCGCCGCGGCCAATGCGCCGGGCGTTACCGTCACGCTGTTTGACGAGAAGTGCCGGTTGCCAGCGGTGAAGAACCTGCCGCTGCGAGCAACGTGGACGCAGAACGGCAAGACCAACGAGGGTTGCTTCGGTGGCTTTACAGAAGCCGGGGCCATTGGGTTGTACTTCGATGACGGCACTGTGTCGGTGATCCCGGCACAGGCCATCAAGCCCTTGGTGACGTTGTGACCCTCGGCCAGAAGCAGCGCAAGTTCGTCCGCATGATTGCGGACTTGGTTATCTGGGCGTACGACAACGGGTACGAGTTGACCTTCGGTGACGCCTACCGTGACCCGCGGCTGCACGGCCAGATTGGTTGGAAAGTGGGCTACGGCTCGGCCAACTCCTGCCACAAGCTGCGCCTGGCGGTAGACTTTAATCTGTTCAAGGATGGGGTGTTCTTGGAGAGCACCGAAGCGCACACCCCGCTGGGTGAACAGTGGGAAAAGATGGGCGGCACCTGGGGTGGCCGCTTCAACGACGGCAATCATTACAGTCTGGAACATGAGGGGAAGAAATGAACCCGTTACTCTTAGGCCCGCTGTTTGAACTGGGCAAAGGTATCATCGACCGCATCTTCCCGGATCCTGCGCAGAAGGCTGCCGCCGAACTGGAACTGATGAAGATGACCCAGGATGGTGATCTGAAGCAGATCATGGGCCAACTGGAGATCAATGCGCGCGAGGCGCAGCACGCTTCCGTGTTCGTCGCTGGCTGGCGGCCGTTCTTTGGTTGGGCTGGCGGCGCTGGCTTTGTCTACGCCACCTTGCTGCAACCGATCCTGGCTTGGGTCGGCGCCATCAAGGGCTGGCCAGCACCACCGGATGTCAACATTGACCTGCTGTGGGTTGTCGTCACCGGTCTGCTCGGCCTTGGCACCCTGCGTTCGGTGGATAAAGCAAAGGGTGTCAGCAAGTGACGCCTTGGGAACTGCTGATCGCCGCCGGCCTGTATCTATCCGTGTCGGTGCGCTACGGCAAAGCCGGTGATCCGGGCATGGCGCTGGCCTGGGCCGCGTATGCCGTAGCCAACGTCGGGTTTATTTGGGCGGCTGTTCGGCCTCTAGCACGAACATAGCGACGTGCCGGCCGGTACCTTTGCCGGGTGCCCCGTCCTCAGTGGCACACCACTTCACATCCTTTAGGTTGCGCACCTTAGCACCGGCGTCCAGCAACATCAATACCCACTTGTCGATAGGGTAGACCATCACAACAGTCTTGCCCTTGCGGTGTTCTTCGATACACTTCCGCGCCCAAGCAGTGGCGCCTTTCTTTTTACCTTTGTGCAGGACGACACCGAACGGCGGGTTGACGTAGCTACGCGACCCCCACTCCGCGTCCAGCCCATCATAATCGTCGGGTTTTGGGAAAGGGCAGGGGTCATAGTTGAAGTCAAACTCCAACTGCAACCGATCCATTAACTCTGGCGGCGTCAGCCAGTAGTGCTTGCCGTCCGCTTTATTGCCATCGGTGAAACTCACTTCGCGGCCCCTTTGTCCGCCCGCAATCCGCTAGGCAGTTCGTCCACCCGGCAGCCAATCATGTCGGCGGTGAACCGATCAGGCCCGCCGCCTTTCAGCACCGTGCCCGCCATCTTGCCGTAGACCGGCGCAATCTTGACGGTCAGGATATCGCCATCGTGATAGCAGCGTTGGGATAGCCGGTCGTTGATCTTGCACTGGCGTTCGACTGTCCGGTGGCAGGTGGGGCAGAACAAATCATAAAGGGGCATTACTCCATCCTCCGTGTCACCAGCCCTTCGTTGTCAACCACAATGTATCGCTTCTTCAGCAGCACATGCTTCATGTCATAGAATGAAGCCTTGCGTGCCGGCAGGAACTCAAGGCACGCTTCCTTCCATTCGATGTCGCTGATCGAAGTGTTGTCCGGCCGCAGCTGGCACAGCACTTCAAACCCCCGCTTGGCGTGACCAGCCAGTCTGCCAGTCGGGCCGGTGCCTACGGCGTCCGGCTCCACCACGCAGGATGTCATCTCGTCGCCATCGGAGTCCAGCCCCACCACCACCGGCACCAGCTTGAAGCCAATCGGTGCGCCAATCTCCACGTCCCGCTGCTTGCTGGCCGTAACCCTATTGTCGCTGATCTGCAGTTCCGTGTCAATGGCGCCCAAGAGGGCAGACGACCCGCGCGCCCCGGCGTTCTGGTTCTTGCCGGAGTGGTGGACGATCAGCACGCAGGCGCCGGTTGACTCAATGAGGGCCGCCACCGCGCTGTTGAAAGCCCCTACGTCCTGTGCGGAATTTTCATCCCCGCCCATCAGCGCACGGGCCAAGGTGTCGATCACGATCAGCACCGGCTTCTCCGGCAGGTCAGCAATGACGGCACCCAGTTCCTTGCGGCCAGTCTGCTCCCGCAGATTGAAGCTGGCAGGGGCGATGAAGAACGGCACGTCCTCGTTGCCATACTTCTGGCGCAGCGCCTGGGCGCGCTTGATTAGCCCGCCACCACCCTCAAAAGGCAGGTAGAGCACCGGCCCGCCGTGGACTTTATGACCCATCCAGTCCTTGCCGGCGGCAATGTTGTAGGCCAAGTCCAGCAGGGTGAAGGTCTTGCCGCCCCCAGGGGGGCCGTAGGCAATGGCGTAGGATGCCTTCTGCAGCAACCCCTTGGCCAAGTAGCCCGCGCCCTTGGATTCTTGATTCGCGAATTGAGAAAGGCGAGTGACCTTGGTGGGCTTGCGGGGTGGGGCCGGCAGCACGTCCATGACTGGGAAGTCATCCGGCATGGCGGCGCGCGCGCCAGCGTCGTTCTGTGCATAGCGGTAGGCGTTACCCACCCTAACGCCTAATTCGTTGGGCGTCCACGGCGGGGAACAGCGATCGTTCCACTCCGCCAGCAGTTCGCCGGCCTGCTCGGCTGACGGCCCCAGATCCCGTAGGGCGCAGATGACCTTGAAGGTCTGCGCGTCGCCACCCTCGCCTTCGACGGCGCCGGGTTGCTTGGCCAGCCACTCCCGCGCCCGCGCCACCACGTCCACTGGCGCATCCTGTACATCGGTGGTGGACGTGCTGGTTTTGTGTACGACCGTGCCAAGTTTTAGCACAAGCCAGTCGGGCGCGTCGGCTATCGGGATGTCCTTGTCGAACCGGTAGCGCCCGGCTTCGACCTCTGAGCCAGGGGCTACAACGTAGCCGTTCTGCCCACGGATGTCAACCCCTCGGCCAAGGCAGTCCACCCCGTTGGCGACCGGCGCGTCGGTGCGGTAAAACAGGTGGCGCCCGCCGGTGGGGGTGATCGTTGTAAGGGTTTCAGGAAACCCGTGCGTCATCTCCAGTAAGGCCAGCGAGTCATCACCACCCTTGTTGACGTCAACGTCAATGACAATCATGCCTTTGGCGTGGATCCCGATGTTCGCGTCCGGGTTCTTGTCCCACCACGGGCCAAAGAATTGGACAATATTGGATGCCTTATTGGGCCAGTCCTTGACCAGCGGCGGGAACTTCGCCCCCGGCTTGATCGGGAACACCTCAAAGCCCTTGGCTGCAAGGGCGATGGCGGCGTCAAGTTTACTTACCATATCGTTTCATCGCTCCGCAGTCGGCCCAAAGGGGGAACCCGGCAGCCCACTCGGGCGGGGTTCGCATGATCTCTTGCATCTTCTGGCGCGCGGCTTCTGCCTTGTCCGCGTCAACTTCCACAACCGCTTCGTCGTGAACGTGAAGAACTATGTTAGCACCAAGTCCGTCCAGACGCAACATGCAATCCGCCAGCAGGTCACGGCAGGTGCCTTGGATAATGTTGTTGAACAGGCTGCCGCCGTAGGTGCCGACCCGCGCCCAACCCGCTGAGTTCTGCGGGTCTTTGATGACCTTGCCCTTCTTCCGGTCGTCCGGGGAAGGGTTGGTCATGTAGGTCAGCTGCGGCCCGTATTCGCCTTCCAGCAATTTCGGATACGGATAGCAAATTGCGCGACCGCTTGGCAGCAGGCACCATAGAAACGAACCGGCCACTTTAAACTTGGCTTGGCGACCGGGGTGGCCGCAAGCGTAGACTTCGCCGGGGTTTTTGACGGCGCTGATTGCCGCCCTTTGGATGTCATACCACGTGCCGACGATGCGCGGGTGCGCCGAGCGCCAGGCGTTTTTGAACTCGTCTGCTTTTTCATCGGTGACTTTCACTCCGTAAGTTTTGCCCATCACATGAAAGCTGCCGGCCCCACCCTGGTAGCCGAAAGCCAACTCCATCGTCTTGCCGACCTGCCGTTCTTCCGAGGGATTCTTGACAGACTCCACCGGCACGTTGAACGACTTGGCATAGGCCAACTCGTAGATGCCCGGCCCTGTCTTGGCGTCGGCTGCGCGGAAGGCTTCGATCTTCCAGTGTTCGCCAGCGAACCACGCAGCGCCCCGCCCTTCGACGTTTGAGAAGTCCGCCGCCAGCAGCATCTTGCCGGGCGCTGCTGTAAAGAACGACCGCATACACCGGGACACCATGGACAGTGGCGGCCCGTAGATCATGTCGATAGCTTCATGCTGCCCGCCCCGCACCAGTTCCAAGACGTGCTCAATGATGTGAGCCTTCGGCATATCACGGACTAGATTGTGGACTTGCACCGCGCGGCCAGCCCAGCGCCCGGTGGCGGCACCATGATACTGGACTAGATTGCGCAGCCGGTTATCGTCGCCGGCTTGGTTGACCATGACGTTGAACTTGGCGTTGCTTGCCTTGCCAGCCTCTTGCCGCAGCGTCAGGACACGTCGGGCAGCAGCGGGCAGGGTATCGTCGGCCAGCAGTTCCGTGACATCCGCTTTAGCCAAGCCAACGAGTGCTTTGTGGCAGCCTTGTTCATTAAGCCACTCCTTGATCGGAGCAAGCGCCGTGCATGAAGTCGCGGCGCCACCGGTGGCGTCGGCCATCTGTTCGTCATATTTCACCTTCATGGTGTCGGCCAGGGTGATCGCTGCCTTGGCCGTGGGCACGTCAATCATCACGCCACGCTGGTTGATCTGGTAGTCCAGCAACCAGACCTGGCGTTCCTTGTCGGAGAGGGGCATCAGCCGCTTGTGCAGTTCCCGTTCGACCCGCACGTCCTGCCGGCAGTATTCGTAGAGGCGGGCCAGCTTGTCTTCTTCGTCCCACCACGTCAGCGGCTGGCCCGGCTTCGATCGCGGCCGGCACATCCGGAGCATCAGACTGCGCCCTTCGGCGTCCTTCAGCACGCGCAGCCCCATGGCAAGGGCGGCGTCTTCCAGATTGCCGGGCAGACCCATGGCGTACGCCATCGCCATTGTGCAGTAGGTTTGCTCGGGTTTCAATTCCGGCCAGTCGAATGTCTGCGCTTCGACGTTGTTCCAGATGGTCAGTTCAAAGGGCGCGTTGTGCGCGTAGACCGGCAGCCCGGCTTCGACGTGCCGCCACACCGGTGTCGGCAGCGGTTCGCCCTTGCGCCATATCTCCGGCTCCATGTCGCCAATCGCCCACGCCATGCACCAGATGCCGGTATCCGGATGGCGGGCGTAGTTGTGCAGCCCGACTTCCCGCAGGTCAACGGTGCTGCGGGTTTCAAAGTCGATGTGCAGGACGGGTTCTGTCACAGTAGATCAGCCAAGCATGTAGGCTGAGATGACTTCTGCGGCGACTTGCGGGACGATCGCATTGCCGTAGGCGCGCAGGCGTCCCACTCGGCTGGCAGCCCCATGAGCCAGCGGGAATGTGCCGGGTTCAACTGGCCGCCACTTTCCATCCCGGCAGTGGAGCCAATCAGCATCTCGCCAGTGTCCGTTAGTCGGGCGGGGCCGTTCTTCGCCAGCAGGACGAAGTCGTGCAGATCGCTCGACCGTTCCGGATTCGTCGCTTGTTGTTCCGATCCGCCCCGCGTTGCATTGTTCGCTTGTGGTGTAGGCCACCCCGCCAGATTCGCCTGCCGCGGCAACTGATCGAACCGCTCCGTCCCATCCTCCCTCGGCTTGATGTCCGCCGCAGTGTCCTTCCAGTCCCTTGTTGTTGTTGTTACCCAGCCGGCGAGGCGTACCTGATCTTGCAGGTTCACCGCATGACCCTGCGCCTTCCGCAACTCCGGGTCTTGCCCCTGACCGCGCAAACTGTTCGGACTGCAACTGGTTGGACTCAGCCACGAACCACAATCGCTGTCGGATGTGCGGCGCACCGAAGCCCGCAGCAGGGATACCGGCCGCTGCGAAGGCGTAACCGATTCCTTCCAGGTCAGCTTGAACAAGGTCGAGCCAGCCGTGGCGGATCGCTGCTTCAACCTGTTCACCAAACACAACCGCAGGTTTTCGCTGGCGGATAAGTTCTGACCAGACGGGCCAGAGGTGCCGGTCGTCTGCGGTTCCTTGCTGGTTTCCGGCTGCGCTGAATGGCTGGCAGGGGCAGCTTCCGGTCCACACAGGCCGGTCGTCGGGCCAGCCTGCAAGTCGGAGGGCATAAGACCAGACCCCGATGCCGGCGAAGAAGTGGCACTGGGTGTAGTTTTTAAGGTCGTCGGCTTTGACATCGTTGATGCTCCTTTCGTCCACGTCGCCCGGCGCAATGTGCCCCGCGGCGATCAGGTTACGCAGCCACTGGGCGGCGTAGGGATCAATCTCGTTGTAGTAAGCGGCCATTGAATTCTCCAGAAGAAAAAGACCCCGCCAGCCCACACAGCGCCGGCGGGGAAGGGCCGTCTTTTAGAACAGTGCTGCTGCGCCGCTGCTGCCACCGCCGGAACCTGCAGCCGGGGGCGGCATCTGGATGGCTTCGAAGTCATCCGCCGCGGCAATCCCGCCACCGGACAGGCGTTCGCCGTCCTTGGTGTGCTGCACACCCAGCAGCGAAGCGTTCACGCGCTTGCCGAACTGGTTGTCCTGCGCCCAGAACTCCAGAATGATATTGCCGTAAGACCCGGAGTAGGGCTTGCCGTCCGCCGCCACCAGGTTCTCCCGGTTCGGACCGATGACCAGCGGGCGCAGTTCGTTGCTGGCATTGATGAAGTAGTTGCCAGCGTAACCCGCGTGATCGCTCTTGGCGTCACCATCGTGCAGGCAGATGCGGTCGCCAGCCGCCAGTTGCTTCAGCACTTCTGGCGCTTTGGCAGCCCACTTGGCGGTTGCAGCTTCCAGCAGTGCCGCCTTGATCTCGGCAATCTGCGGATGCTCACGTCCGAAAATGGCGACGACACTGAACTTCTCTTTGCCACTGTCGTTGCCTTTGGCCTTGCCGGCGGTGAACAGGTTGTTGGTGAAGTTGAAACGGACATCGTTAATACGAACTCGGGTACCCATAGTGTGTTACTCCTAAAGTGACGGGGGAGAATGTTACGCTTGGCTCACGGTCCCGTCATTACCGCGAAATCATCTGCTTTAATCTTGGCGCCGGCGGGTTTGCGGTAGCCGGTCTTGACTGCCACCGAACACCGCTTGGCCTTCGCCGCCTGGCACCAGCGACATTGTTCTTCGCCCGGCACCGGCTCTGCTTCCGGCTGCCGCGCTTTGACTGCTGCCTCCTGCACATCCGCTGCAAAGTCCAAGAGATCAATGGCGCGAAAGGTGCTGCGCTTGACCCACTGCTCTGGATCCTCCAGCCGGGGTTGCACAATGGCCACTTCCACAGTTTCCGGGCAAAGGAACAGGGACAGCATAGCGCCAAGCGCGTACATTTTCAACTGCTTGTTGTCTTCCGCCGCTACCGGCACGCCAGTCCCGAACTTGAAGTCGGCCACCAGCAGGTGCTTGCCGTCTTCCGTCCAGCATACGAAGTCCGCCGTGCCGCCAGTGTCCGGGTCGATGCGGGCCAAGGCAGGCGCTAAGTCAATCTCAATCGCGTGTGTGCCTTTCTGTTTACGGCAGAAGTCTAGGTAGAACTGCACGCTGTCGGCATGATCGTCCAAGATGGCGCTGGCCGGCAGCTTATGCTTCAAACAATACGCCGCCACTGAGTGCGCCATGGTGCCAAGACTGGCGTGCGGGCTTTCAACGTGCGGCACCCCTTCTGACAGCCGCACACTAGCTGGACAGTTCATCCAGCGGTGTGCGGCTGACGCTGACAGCTTGGCGTGAAACGCCATTACTGGTTTTCCTCGTTGGCGATCCAGCCCAAGATGAATGTGTCCACCGGCAGGTCAAAGGCGACCAGTTCGGACAAGCAGTAGAAGTAGTTAGCCATCGGATATTGCGGGCGGTAGTTCACTTGGTTGCCTCCTGCGCCGCAATCACGAACTGGCCGTAGTCTTCCGGCTTCATGTCACGCAGCCGCGACACGCCAAACAGTGCCATTGTGGCCTGCGCCGTTGGCAGCCCTTTGGTTGCGAACAAAGATTCCAATGCAGCCTGGGCTTGCTCTTGGGTGGCCGCAGCGGCCGAAGCGGGTTCCGTCGGCTGTTGCACGGAGTCAGCTGCGATTGTAGTCTCCTTCGGCGCTGCGGTTTCGGGCGGGGTGACTTCCGCAGGCACTTCTCCCGACGGTTGGGCATTGTCCGCTTCGGCGGGCGCCGGCGGCGTAGCCACCCCATTGTCTTTGTACGGCCCGCGCGCCTTGCCTGCATCCGCACGGGGTTTACGTTGTTTGCCAGCGAGTGCGCCTTCGGGCTTCGCCGGATTCTCAATGTTCGGCACCGGTGCGGCGCCCTTCATCAGCGAACCCAGTGTAGCGATAGCTTTCTCAATGCTGTCAAACTTAAATGTGACTTCGATCATTCGTTGTTTTCCTTATTTAAATAGATAATGGCTCTGCGAAACGAAGCAATGTTGTCCTTCATAAGCCCTAATGCCAAGTTGCACGAAGAGCACAGTATCCCTCGTACTTTTCCAGAAACGTGGCAATGATCTACCCGCCACCGGCCGTTTCCGTCTGGTTCTTTTGTTTTGCATACGGCGCACGCCCCGCCCTGTTCCTGCAGCATTGCGTCGCGCTCGGCAGAGCTTATCCCATACTTTCGTTTCAAATCGTATTCGGATTTATACGCGCTAACGGCTTCTCCGTTTTTTATGCGGTAATTTTTTTGCCATTGGCGGGCGTATGCGTTCATCCGTTTTCGATTCTTAATGCGGTATTGACGCCGATACTCAAGTAAATCTTCGTGATTTTTATAAGCCATGTTTTAATTAATACAACGCTGACAACTCTTTAACTCGACGCATTAACACTTGCTGCACGCCGTCATCAATCGTTCCCGGCACCGTGGCCACGTCAATCGTGACCTTCTCTTTTTTCTCCATGCTGACCAGCCGGTTGGCGGCCTGCACATTGTTACCACTGACCCAATCTAGCTCTAAAAAGTGGCCGTGACTGGCGGAACTAAGATCAATCGCCGTGCCACAACTCATAATATTCCCGGCAATAACTTGTGTCAAGCCACTACGAAAATTATTTTGTATCCGCTCCCGCTGCACCGGCGTCGTCTTGCCGGTAATCAGTTCGGTCTTTATATTAAGAGAATTCAGCAGCCGTGTCAAGTGCTCCAGTGGCTCGGTGTGCCAGCCGAACACCACGGTCTGCTTCAGCAGTTCGTTGCTGATGGCAAAGTCGATGTTCTTGGCCAGCGGCAGCACCTTGGACTGCGCCACGGCAATACGCTCGGCCTGCATCGAAGTCGGGTTGTCTTCCAGGTGCTCGGTGTCAATGCCCGCCGGCAGGTCAGCCGCGGTGGTCGGTGTGATCTCAAGGAACTGAAAGTCAATGGCCGGCATGTCCGGTGCCACATCCTTGCGGGTGCGGCGCAGCATCACGGTCGCCAGCAGGGTGCGCAGTTCCGGGATCATGGACTGCTTGGTGCCGCGGATCTTGTCGGCCCACTTGTCGTATACGCAGTAGCGTTCGATGAACGCCTGGTAATCCATGCCGACCACGCCAAAGGCTTTCAGCATCGGCCAGAGTTCGGCGGCGTGCTTCGGTGCGGGTGTGCCGGACAGCGGCCAGATGGCGCCGGCGGCTTGACCAAACCCGGTCTTGCCGTAGACCATGCGTGTGCGCTTGGCGGTTGGTGTCTTAGCAAAATGTGCTTCGTCCGGGATGAACACGTCGAACCGGGGCTGACTGAACCCTTCTTCCCACAGGGTCGTGGCCTTGTTGTAGGACAGCACCTGCGCTTTCGGCAGCGGACCCGACGGCCACCACTTTTCGATCTCCCGGTGCCAGTGGGGCACGGCGATGGCAGGGCACGTCACCAACATGGACTGCGCGCCCAGCTTGTGCGCAGCCATGATCGCCTGGCAGGACTTGCCGACCCTCATTTCATCGGCCAGCAGGGCGCGTGTGCGGCTGGCCAGAAAATCCCGGCCTTCGATCTGATATGGGCGGGGAGTTAGCACGCCGCTCTGCGGGTGTGAATGGCACTTATCGCAGCCGCACTGCGTTTAGTCCGCGTCGGAACATCACCCCGCCATTCTTTAGTGTTTTGCGCGACAAGCGGCTGCAAGGCTGCGTCGTAAGGCTCAAACACAGTAGCCGCATTCAAATACTCTTGGGCAGCTTCTAACTCCTTTAAACACAACGGATGGGTGGCCCCTAGTGGGCTTGTTGCGATACGGCGCCGCGACTTTGCGAGAAAGGCAAAAGCGTCCGCCCGGTAATCATCTGTAAAGCGGCGCCTAGCCTCTAAAACAGACAAATACACGACGGAATCAAACAAAAGCGTTCCACTCCGATAAGATAAATAGGAAGGAGACTCGACGCAGGCTAACGCCTCGGCCAGCAACTCGCCTCGGTGTTTAATGTGGGGGGTCTTTGCCCGTAAATTGCGTAGCGTCGCGTCCCGCCCGCGCTGAAAGTTAAACGCAAATACACTGCGTTGGGTTTGCCGAACCACCGCAAAACAACCTATGGCGTCAAGCAGACCTTGCGACAAGTCGCCGCAGAAGTCGCCAAACACCACATCAAACGGCTTTTTTGCGGGCCACGTTCTTACGGCATCCACAAAATCGCCTCGGATCGTCAGCACGTCTTTCTCTCGCAACTGTGACAGCACGGCGCTGTTGCGCTCCACTGATATTAGATTGTCTGCCCTGAACCCTTTGCTTACTGCTACCTCGCGGTCATAATCACCGGGGCCGGCCAAGTACAGCACAAGCGCGTCTTTGGCGGGAACCCTGAGCCTTGCTTTAATTTGGTTCCACACTGAGCGCCGCCAGTTATTTTTTGGACCGAACTTGTATTCTTTATCCGCGCCACTCATTTCCGCCGCTCCCGTATTGCCCGCAGGACTGCGGACTCGTCCAAGTCAAACTCCTGGCAGAACCAGACGAACGACCCTTCCTTGCTGCTGGCAGACGCGACCCAGCGTTGGGTCTTTTCCCATTCATCCTTCGCGTGCGTTACCGCTTCGGCCTTGGTCAGCTTGGCCAGCGACACGCGCGCGGCGAACACCGCTCGTAACACGTTTGCGTCTACGGTGTTGCTCACGCATATCTCCGTTTCAGGTAGTCGATTGAAAGTGCCATCTCGTCAAATTCGCCATTTTTAACTTGATGGAGAAGCCACATACCGCGCCAGTGGGCGTTGGTAAATGGCGACAGGTAGCTCATGTCGTGCTGGTAGAAGCTACCGCTGATGATCGCCGTCATCTGGCGCCCGTCAGCCCGCTTGCCGTACGCAATGTCCCGGCCCTGCTGGTGGCCGGCAATGGCGCTCATGTGCAGCTTGTTCAGGATGTCGCGCGCGGTCGTGATTGGGCGACCCAGGCCGCCGCTCGGGAAGTAGTGGCAGAAGGCCACGCCGGCAATGGCAATAGGCTGCATGAACGGGTGAACGTTCCAGCCATAGTCAGCCAAGTGCAGGTCGTCTTGCGAGATCAGCCCTTCCAGAAAGGAGTGCTCCTGCGTGATGCGATTGATGTGGTCTTCATGGTTGCCAAGGGTGAAGTGCAGCGCCGGCTTGTAGTTCTTGGCCAGCGCAATCGGTGTCATCAACAGTTCCATGCCTTGATGGAAAGCGTCAATGTCCCGGCGGTAGCGCAGCCCTTCAAACTTGCGTTCCCCGCGGCCAAAGCGTGACAGGCTGGGAAAGTCGCCAAAGTCGCCACCACAGACAATCACGTCCGGGCGCTTCTCTGCCAGATACTGCCCGCACCAGAACAGGTGCCGCATGTCAACGCCCGGCATGACCTGCGCGTCCGGGATGTAGGCAATCTTTAGTCCGTGCTTCGGCACCTTGATCTTAATGTGTTGTACCACATCTATGGCTCGGTTCATGGCGGTTGATACCGGCAAAGGGCCGGCGCCCTTGACCTTCAGCCAATACTTGCGGTCATTCTCCCGTTTCTTGGTAACGTCTTTATAGGGCATCATTTCACCCCGTTCCGGGTATTTGCCGCTTTATTCTCCAGCAGCTTCTCCAGATTGCCCATCGCGCGCCAGGCCAGCTTGGTGGCGTGCAGCACCCCGTCAGTGTCCACTGGCACGCCCATGGCGTCGTCCAGCATGTGCCGCACCAGTGCGTCCATCTCGTCACCGGACTTCGACCGATCCCAGTAAAGAGGCTGGCCAGGGTTGTGCTGTTCGTTACCGATCTTGGACAACTGGGCCACGGCGATCATGCCGCGGGGGAAATATTTGATGAACCCGCTGTACACCGGAATGGCTTTGCGGGCGGCAGCGTCGGTCGGGAGGGTCATTTTGGGAGTTCCTTTCCATTCCAGTGCATTGGTTTATGGTTCAACGATAAGCATACCGTGGATCGGATGCGGTTGTCAACTGCTTGGACTTGAGCGGCAGCGTGTTCACAGGCGATAATGCCTTTGAAGGGGCCGACCTGCTGCGGGTGCGGCACGCCGGATGCCGTGACAATGTAGGCGACGTACAGGATGTAGATCACTTGCGATGTATCCGCATAGCCAGCAGGCAGCCCAGGCCGGAGCCAATACCAATAGCCATGATGCCCGGCAGCGTCGGCCCGACCGCGGCGATGTAGCCTACGATGTAGAACTCGCACGCCGTCATACCCAAGGATGTGGGCAGGATCCACCGCTGCGCGTCCCGCACCACGTTGATCTGCTGCATGGCCTTCAAACAGATATAGACGAAGGATGCAGCGAAGGCGGCGAGGTAACTCACGTCTTCACCAACAAGTAAGTCCAGAACAACACCATCTGGATGGCACCGAACACCCGGCCATGGTCAGGTTTGAAAGCGTAGTATTCATGGATTAGTTGCATAATGCCGGCGCCCAGGCCCATGTACAGCAACTGATCTGCAATCGAGGGGATCATGTCGTCTCACTCCCATAAAGTGCCAGCAGCGCCGCTTCTGCCCGGCCATCGTGCTTCTTTAATGGCCACAGGTGGGTGAACTCGGGGAACCTGCGACTTGCTTCCCCGCGGCTGGCGTCCTTGTTCTGGCCGAGCAGCCCATATTTTCGTTTCCACACCTGCGGCGGTACCGTACGTATTTTAATACCACAGGCTGCAATAATACCGTGAATACAACCTGTTGTAAAGCCAAAATTAAATGCGGACGTGACGCCCTGGCCGGGCATGGTACCGACCTGTTCAACCACGGCGAACTTGATTAGTGGGCGCTGTATCTCCAGCCAGGCAGCCAGTTGATACGGGTCAATCTGGCGTTTCTCTTTCTTGTTGACCGTGCGCGTGGTGGTCGGAATGTCAAACACATCCACGGCGCCTTTGTGGAGCATCGCCATGCAGCCAGACAGGCCAGGGTCTACCCCGAGGATCCAATTATTCATATTAGTAGCTCTCCAGCCCCCGGTCAAAGGCCCATTTGTTGGGGTCTATTGGCTCCTTGTCCAGCGCGGCGAGGGCGTTGCAGATCGGGCATCGGGGATTGTTGATTTCTCCCCCGTGTTCCTGCTGCACAGCCTCGACCAGCGCGACGATTTCTTTGGCGTGACTGCGGAGGAATACTCCAGCCATTGCGTTATTAGCGTTTGCTAGGACTGCGGTGAGTTCGGTTAGGAAGGTCATTTCACTCCCCCACCAAAAAGCCAACAAGAAACCCGATGATGCCGCCAGCCACCAGCATTGCCACCGCAAAGCCCAACGTAATCAGTCCGTCAAGAAAATCGCTGGTTACGCAGTCGCAGCGCCGACCCTGATCGCAATTACCGTTGCACATTTTGATTATCCTTTTTCCACTGTTCCCAATAGTCAGCCAGGTCGGACGATCCGTAATGGTCATACCCCCGGCAATGCAGCATTTCATGCTCCAATACATCAAGCCACAGGTATATCCGGCAGCGCATCTCGTCAAAATTGACCCACATGCAGCCAAGCGCAGGCCCAATTAACAGCACTTCGGCCACGTTGCGTCCGCACTTTTCCTGAGTTTCCCAAAAGCCATTGCGCTCAACAGTTATTTCCAGCGCAGGCCAGTCAGCCGGCGGCAGCTTATGCTCGTTGACAACTGTGCAGCCGGTCATCGCCAGTAAAGCAGCCGCGATTACCGCGCGTTTCATTCGTCATCTCCCGGCGCCTGCCGTTTCTCCGCTTTCTCTCGCTCCGCTATTTCAAAATTGACCGAACAATAGCCAAAGCATTGCACGCAGTCGCAGCCCATCATTGGATTGCCACGCCGGCCAGTATCGAACACCTGGCTCACTGGTTTTTCAGCTTGCGAGATAAACCGAACGACTTTTTTCAGGCCCATAATGTTGTCTCCAATTATCAAAGGATACGCGATTACCGCAGGACTGTCAATGTTGCCCGCGGGCGTTGACTTGCGTATTTTCCGCAGCAGCCACCCAGTACAACCCCTTCAATACGGCGGTTGCGTCTGGTAGATTACCGCATACTGCGATAATCCGCTCGGCCATGCGGTCCTTGGGGTTACTCGGATCCGCGGTCTTGATGACCAGAAAGCTGTCGCCCTGGGGTTTGATATGGTAGCTCATTCGGCCACCACATAATCGGCGGGTTTGTGCTTCAGCGCATCGCAAAACTGTTTGATGTAATCCGCGGCGCTGGCGTCCGGGCGATTACCCCAGTCCGGGTAGACGTGCTTGTGCCGGCCATCGGAGTTCTGCCCCTTGCGTACTTCGGCCATGATCTTGGCGATGGCCTTCTGCGCGCTCACGCCGTCGATCTCGCGGATCACTTCGCCATTCTTGAGCACCATTACCGGCTCAAAATCCGCTTCCGGCTTTCCGGCCTTCGTTTTTACCTTCACTTCAGAAACCGTGCAGCCAGGCAACATGGCGCGCACATCGGCCAAGGTCATCTCGTCAGGTGCGATTACTGTGTATTTACGCATGATCTTTTCTCCAATTAAAAAGGTGCATCATCAATATCCCCGGCGATTACCGGGGGTTTCACAGACCTGCCGCGATTACCGCGCAGGCCCATAATACTGGACTTTTTGGCCGTGTCAATACTTCGGTCCGCGATTACCGGCGGATCCGATGGATCAGGCGCGATTACCGCATCAGGAAATGGCCAGGATTCGGGCAGATTTACCATAGATTCCAGGGCTTTACGGCCGGGTTAAAACGCCAATAAATGCGCAGGGCTTTCCGGCTGTACGCCGTATCGCCATGCGCGGCCGCCACCTCGGCATGAGCCTGCAGGTTAAGTAATCGCCGGCGCCGTAGCGCCGACAGGTTACGCCAAAGCATTAGGACAGCCCCAAGGCCGCGCCAATAAACAGCAAGACCAACGGCAAGGCAATCACGCACCCGGCCGCCAGGCATTCGCCTAGCCATTCGTAGAGGGTTTCCGGTTTCATTGTTTACCTTTCTTTTTCGCTGCACGTTTAGCGGCGACATGTTGCCGGACTGCCATGTCAAAACATGCTGCTAACGTCGTATAAAATACGGTGCGCGTGCGTTCAGGCCGAAACCCGATAACGTCGCCAGGCTCCAGAATGACCACGAAACGGCGGCCGCGGTGTGTGCCGATTGTCCGGCGATTGACTGTTTTGTTAAGAGGCGTCATTTCAGGCACCGTGCATACTTCGCAAGGTTTCTGGCGCCAATCCGCCGTTGGTATTCGCGGGCGCTGCAGTCTTCATTATTTGCAGCATCCAGAAAATCAAGGGCAATTTTTTGCTGATCCTTGTTTTCCAGGTTGATCCATTCCGCGGTAAAAACCTGCTCCAAGATACCGCAGGCGTGCCCGGTCATTATTGCGCCGTATTTGTCCATGGTTGCCACTCCTATCAGATAGTGCGAAACCCGCACCGCCTAGCGCCCTATTACTAAGGCGCTGGCCGTTGGGGGTTTATCAAAACCAGACTTGCGCAATGCTCCGACCTAACTCTTTACGCGCGGTATTACGTATCCTGTCCCAGGCGCCGTCCCCGCTAACGGTATCGGTGCGCCAGTAATCCCACAGTGCCGCGGACAGCACGGCGCAGACCGCGTTACGGTATTCTGTGGGGAAGTATTGGCCCGCGCAGTAATCAATCTTGAATCCGCCGGTGTCGGTGCGCACAATCGTGAGGCACCCGGAATAGGCGGATTGCGACGCCTTGATAATGTCGTCCGCCGTGAGGCTATCGCGCCATGCTACGGCATTTATCAGGGTTTCGGCATGATGCCGTGATTTTGTGATACTGCGCAATTCTGAGCGGTACGCGGTGACGTCGCCGT